CCCGGCGGGTGCCGTGACGGTCAGCGGGTAGGTGGTGGCGGAGCCGTAGGCCCGGAGCTGGACCATGCGCCGGGCCCCGGTCCCGACGATGGGGGCCGTGGAGTAGCTGGTCACCATGATCGTGTACGTCTGCCCCGGGACCATCCCGGAGCTACTGACGGCGAACTCGTCATAGTGCCCGGTAGCGGTCTGCCTCATGGAGTAGGCCCCGGTGTCCGCCCACCACGTAGAGCGGTAGGAGAGCGCCCCGGAGATGCCCGTCGAGAGGCCTGCTACCCTCTGCACAGTCAGGGCCGCGGCGGAGGCGTTCGCCGCCCCGGTCCACGCGAACGTCAGGTCATTGTCCGTCAGTCGGGAGACGGAGTTATTGACCGTCCCGGACCATGCGTAGGTGACGCCTGCCGGGTCCGCCGTGTTCCCGGAGAAGAACGTCCCGGGCGCGGCCCCCGGCTCCACGAGCGAGCCGGTGGCGTCCAGCGTGGCCCCCACGGGCAGGATGGTCGTGCTGTTCTGGTAGGCCCACCAACCGACCGAGGAGTAGTCCCCGCCAGCCCCGGGCAGGGTGCAAGAGACCCGGACCCACGTGTTCGCCGGAAGCGGGACGCTCGCGGCGTCCGTGAAGTTGATCGTGGACCCCGCGGGGGAGTACACAGCCGTCCTCATGATGACCGATGTGGCCACGGAGGAACGGAGGTACACGGAGGCCGTGACGTAGTCCCCGGCGAGGCCGTTCATGAACGCCCTCACGGAGGAGCCCAGCGCGGACCAGCCGGAGGACGCGGTCGTCTTGGCCGTGCTGACGGTCTGCCGGGCGTAGGTGGTCAGGCCCGGGATAGGCCCGTCGCTGGCGCCGGTGACGAACGAGACGGCGCCCGCCTCCGTGGTGCCCAGCGTGTAGGCCGCGAACCCGGTGGTAGCGGTCACGGCCTCCGGGTTGCCCGCCCAGTTCGTGCGGAGGAACGCCGGGTAGTCCCCGTCGAAATAAGTCCCGACTGTGCTGGCCTGTTCCACGAGCATCTGGGTGGCGTCCAGCGTGGCCGCCGCGGGGAGAATCTGGGTTCCATCCATGACGGCGTAGACCTGTACCCGGTCGTAACTGCCCGTCGCGGTCGCGGTGGCGGAGAGCTGGGTCCATGTGTTCGCGGCGAGGGTCACGGCGGTCCCGACGCCGGTCACGACGCCCGTTCCGCCCAGACTCAAATAGACCTGTACGTGCATGGTGACGGCCGCGGACGCCCGGACCCATACCGAGCCGGTCCACGGGTCGCCCGTGACGCCGCTGACGGTTTCGTTGCGGTAAAAGCCGGAGTTGCCGCCGGTCTTTGCCGTCCCCACCGTGGCCGTAATCATGCCGGGGAGCTTGTTCGGCCCGGTGGCGTTGCTGTTCGTGATGGTGGAGGATTCCCCGGTGCCGGAGACGTAAGACCAGCCCGTCGTCGCGGATACCGCGCGCGGGTTCTCCACATAGTTCCGGCGGAGTTCGTTCGTGCTGGTCGACGCTTCGCAGGAGGGGTTGGTGGCGAGGTTGGTGCGGGTAATAGTGGCCAATCTCGCCACCCTCCTTCGTGCTAGTTGCTAGGACATTTGCTGGAGCAGAGAGCCCAGCTCCGACGCGGCCCGGCGCGGGTCAGCGGCGGACATGGAGACCGTTACGTGGTTCGTGACGGTCTTGGTGTTCGTTGTGGTCGTGTTCCCCGCCTTCGTGTACGGAAGCTGGGGGACCTGTACGGGGGCTACGGGCCCAATGGACGCCTTATTCAGCGCCGCCGGTCCCGGGAACGTCCCGGAGTTCAGGGCGTTCATGAACGGCAGGCCGTACCGCTGGACCATGGCCTGACGGATGACGAACTCCCCGTTGGAGACCCGGGCGAGAATGTCATCCGAGGTCCCCGTCCCGGGGCCTGAGAGGAGCCCGCCGGGGCCCACGTCAAGGAGCGGGGAACCGCCCCCGGCGTAGCCGACGATGCCGCCCCCGGCGCGGGACAGGAGCCCGCCCAGCGCCTTCGGGACCGGGGCCGCGATGGAGGCCGGGGCGCCCGGGATGCCGAGGAACTTATCCACAAGAGCCCGCTCGCCTTGGGCGCTGATGACGAACGTGACGGACTTGACGGACGGGATGTTATCGACGGACGTGTGGAGGTTGTCCGCCGCGGCCTGAGCCGCCGCGGAGTCAACCCACGTCTTGACGTCCACGTTCTTAGGGATGCCCAACAGGTTCCGGGTCAGGTCCACGGCCGCCTGACCGTGGATGCCCATGGCGTCCGCGGCCTTGAGCATGTTGTTATACGTCTCCACGAGGGCGCCGGACACGGAGTCCTTGCCCTGCCCCACCATGGACTTAGCAACCTCAAGGCCCTTGTCCTTGACGGCCGTGAACTTATCGTTCAGCGCCGCGCCAGCCGCGGACGTCAGGTCGAAGTCCGTCTTGCTCTTGTTCAGCGCCTTGGACATGTCCACGCCGGAGGAGGCAACGTCCTTGACGGCCGTGTCCGTGTCATTGATGACCTTATTGAAGGCCTCCGTAGCGGACCGGGAGGACTCCGTGGCCATGCCCGTAGCGAGCATCCCGTCAAGGACTTTCCCGAGGTCCACGGCGAGCCCGTCAGCGGACACCCCAGCGTCATCGAGTGACTTCTGGAGGGCCGGAGTGATCGGCTTTACCGCCCCCGTAGCGTCCTTGAAGGTAGCCACCGCCCCGGCGGCCCCGTCCGCGGCGGGCGCCACCTTGCCAAGGGCAATTTCGAGGAGCGTTTCATTGTCCGTGGCCATCCCCGCGGCCTCTGCCTGCTGGGCGAGCTGGTCCTTGTAGGCGGGCATGTACTCGAGCAGATGGGTTAGTGAGTCCTTGGACCCGTCCGTCTGGGCCGCCATGGCCGCGAAGGCTTGGACGGCCTTCGTGGCATCCATGGACGCGATTTGCTGGCCCATGTCCTTGAACCGTGACCGGGCTTCCTCCGAGGTGGATTTCACGTCGATCAAGCCAAGGCTAAGGGCCTTGATGCCGCCCGTCAGGACGTTGTCGATGTTGCCGGTAATCTCCGGGTCCGCGATGCCCTTGAGGGCCTGCTGGAAGTCAGAGACGCCGTCCTTGTGCTCCACAAGGTCTTGGAAGGACTTGCTCAGCGTGTCCGCGCTGAAAGCCCCCTTGGCGGCCTCCCCGCCGAACCGCTGGAGCGCGTCCGCGGTCTCCCCCGTGGGCTTGAGGATGGAATCGAGCTGGGGCTGGAGGACGTGCGCGGCGAGGGCTACGGCGGTCAGGCCCACGGCGGCGCCGGTGAGCATCCCCGTCATGCCCTTGACCTTCGCCCCGGCCAGCTCCGCCTTGGTGGCGAACTGGCCTACGGCGATCTCATCCGCGGTCATCCCGGCCACAAAGAGCTGTGACTGGCCGATGGCGGAGGCGCCAATGTCCACAAGGCTGGAGATGGCAGACACGGCGGTCTTGCCCATGCTGATACCAAAGTTGACCACTGAGGCCGTGACCATGCCGCCGATGAGGGTGGCGATGCCGAGGAGGACCGGGTTTCCCTCCTCGAAGCCGTGGACAAGGTCCGTGAAGCCCGTCAGGGTGCCCTTGGCGGCGGGCATGAGCTTGGTGCCCAGCTCAATCGCAAGGTTCGTCACCATGGCCTTCGACTGGTCCAACTGGACAGACAGGCTCTTTTGCATGTCAGCCCATGTGGAAATGTCCTGTCCGGACTTCTTGCCCGCGTCCCCGATGGCCTTGATGTTCCGGGTGAATTCCGCGGAGTCATTCATGAGGAGCATCTGGGCGGCCCGGGCGGCGGTCACGTTGCCGAGGACGTCCCGGAGGGCGGCCCCGTACGTCTCGTAAGCGGGCTTGCCCGCCTTGAGGGAGTCCGTGACGCCGGAGTTGGCCTTGTAGAGGCTGAGGAACTGGTTACCGAGGGCCCCGGCCTCCCCGCCCAGATTCTTGACGTCCTTCGTGTAGTCCTTCTGGGAGACGGACCCGTCTTTCAGGCCTTGGGACATTTTCGCCAGCGTCGGACTCATCTGGCCCATGACGGTGTCCATGGCCTTCGCCGCGTTCGCGTTGTCTTTCATGGTCCCGGTAAAGACCATGCCGTCCTTGGTGTGGGACTTGATGGCCTGATCCACGATGGCGAGCGTGCCGGAGAGGCCGCGCTGGCCAAGGTTCTGGGCGAGGTCCGTGGTGTCGATACCGAGCTGAGACATGGCCGCGGAAGCCAAGTTGTTCGGCCGGACGAGGGACTGAATCAGGTTGGCGAGGTTCTGGGAGGACTGCTGTGCGGTCTGCCCGTGCTGGGTCATGGTGGCGATGGCGCCGCCCACCTGATCGAACCCAATCTTGGCGGTCGACGCGATGGGGACCACGGCGGCCATGGAGTTAGCGAAGTCCTCCATGGTGGTCTTTGCCGCGCCGGAGGCGGCGACCAGCATGTTAGTGACCCGGACAGAGGAGTCCGTCGCGTGCGCGGCGGTGTCCATTTTGTAGCCGTAGTCCAACAGGACGTCCGTGACGGCCTGAGACATGATGGCGAGACTGACGTTCTCGTCCTTGGCGCCCTGAGCGGAGGCCTTGAGGGCGGCGAGACCGGCGGCGCCCCGGAAGCCCGCCTTCTCCATGACGTACATGCCTTCGGACATTTGCTCCGCGGACGTGCCGGTCTCCGTGGAGATTTTGAGGATGCCTTCCCGGATTCTGTCGAGGGCGTCCATGGATTCCCCGCCAGCGGTGACGAGGAGCATGGTGGACTTCTCAAAGTGGGCGGCCATGTCAAGGCCTACCCCGGCGATGGCGAGACCGGCGACGACGGCGACCTTGGTGATGCCGTTGGCGATGCCCATGAGGTTCGCCTCCGCCCCCTTGGCGGCCTCTACCTGCTTGAGGGCGGCCCCGGCGAAGGCGCTGGTCACGGTGCCCATGGAGGACACGGCGGACACGGCGGTCCGTTCGAAGGAGGCTTGCATCTGGAGCCCGGCGGCCTTCGTCGCCGTAGCGGTCTCCTCCGCGGCGGCGGCGGCCCGGGCGTCCGCGGCGGCGATGATGTCCGCGGCCTTGGTCACGGCGACCGTGTTGGCCTCTTGTGCCCGGACGACGGAGGCGGACTGTTCAGCCATGGCGGCGGAGGTCTGGGCGGTCATCTCCGTCATGCCGTGGTAGACGGCGGCGGCCATTTCCTCGATGCTGGCCGTGACCTTGGTGGCCATGCCCTCAGCCCCGGCCGCGCCGTCCGTGGCCATGGTCTCGATTTCCGCGGTGACGCGGGCGGCCATGCCCTCCGTCTCAGCGGACGTCCGGGCGGCCATGGCTTCCGCGGAAGCGGCCACGGCGGCGCCCATCCGGTCCGCGCTGGCGGTGGCCTTGGTGGCCATCCCGTCCGCGGCGGCCACGGTCTCGTCAGCCATGCCCTGAGTGGCGGTGGCGACCTTGTCGACGGTGGCGAAGAACTGGGCGGCCTGAGCCCGAATCTCCATGATGACAGGGGGCAGGAAGGCCACGGCGGAGCCGCCTCTCGTGTGAAGTTATAGGGGGTCAGCCGCCGATGGCGACCGCCCAATTCCGGGTGCTGATTTCGCCCACCCGGAGGCGGACCTCTTTCACGCCGGGCCCAAAGTACGGGTAGGCGGGCTGGTTGTACTGGCGGCCGAGGGAGTCCCGGCCAGAGAATCCCAGCTCCACCCGGCGGCCGTAGACCGCGGTGGGCCCCACCGTCGTCGTCCAGCCCCCGGCGAGCTTGACGACGCCGGTGGAACGGATGGACCGGCGGAGGGTGCCGGTGACGATGTTGGGCTTATTGGAGGAGTTCGGGACGCGCGGCTCATTCCGCCGGTGGGCGCCCTCAAAGTTGCCCTTGGCGGCCTTCTCCACCTCCGCCCCGACTTGCACGGTGGCGACCCGGCTGGCGGCGTCTACCCGCTCATTGAGGGCGTGGAGGGCGGCGACTGTTTCCCTGATACCGGACCATATCGCCGCCATCCCTCATCCAATCTTTGGTACGGGCGGAGGGGGCGGGGCCTGCGGCGCGGGGGCTGGTGCCCTCCGCGCCGCGGTCTCGATTCCCTCTAGCTGGAGCATCCACTCAATGTCCTCGACGGGCGTGTCAAGGTATTCCTCGTGGCTGATGTGGAACAACCGCCGGTAGCGGTATTCGGAGTACCTGTCCAGCGTTTCCGCCGGGATGGCACCCTCACTAACGGGTAGGCCTCGTAGCAGGTCGCCTAGACGGCGGAGGCCCCAGTAGGGGACTCCGGGTTCTCCAGCGTGGCCTCAGACGGCACGAACGGGTTGACCGCCGCGGCGTCCTCCGTTTCCAGCCCGGCGACGGCGACCGCGAGGGCGTCATAGACCTCCCCGGGGACGTCCAGCAAGGCATCCGGGGACGCCGGGAGGGGGGCCTCCAGAGTCCACGACTTGAGCCGCGCCCAGACCTTCGCGTCCTGATACTTCGTCAGGAGGTCCGCGTCCCGGTCCGTGAGCTCGAGGTCCGGGCCGGGCAGGCCGGGCGTGGACTCCGTGGAGCCGTCCGTCAGGGTGACCGTGCGGGCGACCCTGATCCTTGTCAGGAGCGGGCTGATCTGGACGTCCAGCTTTTCCAGCGGGCGGCGGCGCCGCGGGGTGAGTTCGGACTTGCTGAACAGTTCGGCGGAACCGCCGGGGATGCTGACAGTTGAGGACATGAGGGGGATACTCCTGTTTTTTGGGTGGGGGGTTGTGGTACGCCCGCGCTACAACCCGGAGGTTGTAGCGCGGGCGGGTTACTACAGGGCGGTCGCGGCCGTGTTCTTGAGCTGGACCTGTACCGGGGACTGCTTGCCGTCCGTGGCGTCCGTGGGGTTCATGAGCGCCTTGAACGTGTTCGCTACGGTCATGTAGGAGTTGCCGGAGGGCTGGACGTCCGTCTTGTCGTAGGCGATCTGGGAGCACTGGACGGTCAGGGTGTGGACCGCGTCTCCCTGCGGGTTGATGACGAAGGAGAGCGCGGGCTGGCCGTTCGTCAGGTAGTTCGTCAGGTCCGTGTCCGTGGTGCCCTGAAAGACGCCGTTGATGGAGCCGGTGACGGTCAGGACGCCACAGTAGATGCTGGACGGGTTCGCGTTGCCGTTCAGTGTCATGACCGGGGCGACGGAGCGCTTGAGGTCCAGAGACATGTCCGTGTACTTGCCAAGGTTCGCGCCCGCGATGGTGATGGCGGCCGTGTACGGGGGCATGGGCGGGTTGGTGTCCGGCGTGTTCGTCGGCGCCGTGATGATGGCCGCGGACAGGCCGGTCCACGAGACGTCCAGCGAGGGGAGCTCGTTGGCCTTGACGCTCATCTTGAGGTCTCCGAGGACACAGCCGGGGACCTGCATGACCTTTCCGTCGCCCATGGCGAGGAACAGGGTGTAGGTCGTCAGTGCCACGGTGTTCAGGACAGACACCTTGTGGGTGTACGGGTCCGAGGCGCCGGTCACGGTGTCCGTGCCGCCGAGGATGGCGCGGAAGTGCGTGAACGCCGAGCCCGGGTAGAGGTACGTCTTGTAGGCCACCTCATCATTACGGGCGCCCTGAGACTGTTCGAAGTCCGTGCCCATGAAGCCGCGGAGGGCCTGATCGACAAGGGCGGTGATGTTCGCGCCCCACTTGGGGGATTCCACGGGAATCCACACGGTGGGGGCCGCTACGGGCGTGCCGGACGTGGTTTCCTTGGCGAGGCCGAGCCACTGGAGATTGCCGGGGGTGAGGGTGAAAGTCATGGTTCAGGAGCTCCTTAGAACGTGGGGGCGGGGGCGGGGTCCTCAGACACCGGGGCGGCGTCCGGGGCGGGTGCGTCCACGGGAGCCGGGGCGGGCTCCGGCGCGGGCGCGGGCTCCGGGGCCGGGGCGGGCTCCGGGATGACGGCCAGTTCCGGCGCCTCATCCGGCGTGACGGACACGGCGCCGGTGGCGACGTCCTCCAACTGGAAGGCCGGGTAAAGCAGGTCCCCCGTGTCGACGGAGTCCCCGGTGTTGACGACGATGGTCTGTCCGTCCACGAGTGGGGACGGGGAGCCGTCCGCCGGGAAGTGCTGGGCGTTGACGCCCTGAATCAGGTCGGTGAGGATGCGCTCCGCTTCCCCGCTGTAGGTGTATTTCGGCATGGCCGGGGCCCTTTCGTTAGAACATGTTCAGATAGTTGGCCGCACTGATCGGCGCCCCGGTCGGGCGCGTTTTAGCACGCTTGGGCGATGTGGCACGGGGGGGCTTTTTCGATGCCCCCTTGGCCCGTAGCTGGGCGGTCCGGGTGTTGGCCTTTTGGAGCGCGGCGGCCCTCGCCTGCTGGCGGAGGAGCGTCCGGTGGGCCGGGGACCGTAGCAGGGCCGTCCGGGCCGCGGCCTTCGCCTTCGCCTTCGCGGAGAGCCGGGCGTGGTTCTTGGCCCT